AAGATGCTGAAAAACTTCTAGAAGAAGTTAAACGAGTTTATTGGTCTTTGGATTCACAAAATATTTTTAATGCTCAATCTAATTTAGTTTCCAAGGCAAACAAAGAAGTTTCAGCACAAATGTTTACAAATTTTGTTCCAAATTATAAAAACTTGGCTAGTATTGCACAGATATTCAATAAAAAAATAAGTCCAAAAGAAAGGGTTTTGTTAGAGCGCTCTGTTGCGAAGAGAATGACATTTTTACCAGCAGAACAAAAAAAGGAAGAGTTGGCTCTTACTGGCACTGAAATGAAAATATTTGCTAAGAAATTTAATTCTTCGTATGGCGATTTATACAAAGAACAAAAAGAATTGTTGTCTCGATTTGTTTCATCTTTTCAAGATAATGGTTTGGAGTTAAAAATATTTTTAAATGAGGAAATTGGCCGTCTAAAAATAGAAATGAAAAATGCAAAAGCTTTAGAAGATGTCAATAAAGACCCAGAAATGCTTAACAAAGCTGAAAAAGTATTAGAAATATTAAATAATTTTAAAGGGCAGATTATAAACGAAGCGCTGCTTACGAAAATTCTAAAACTTCAGAATTTAGCAAGAGAGATAAAAGATAATGGCTGATAAAATACGAGTTGTAGTTAGTAGTGTTGAGCCCGAAAAGGGCGCAATAAAACTGCGTATCAGTGAGCCGCCACCGCCGCCGCCCGGCGTAAAAATTAAAGTTGAACCAAAAGATGTTTCAATTAAGTTGCAGATAAAAGAGCCCATTAAGGTTTATTTAAAAGTTCGAAGTACGCTGGATGGCAATTATATTATATATGATCATCCGTTATATGATATTGTAGTTATGCCGTCTAAAAATAAAATTATGACATTTGTTAGAGCAGATGCTAAAGTTGATCCATATCCATCACAAAATAAACTTTTTAATTTTTTTAGATATAAAGGTATTATAGCGCCAGAAACTGTACAAGGCGGGAATATATATGGATCTTTAGAGGCTATATATCCTGTTAATGACAAAATTGATACCTTAGAAGTGATTTTATTGGCGATATATGACTTTTTGAAAGACGAGGTACCGGACATAACCAGCGCCATAGAGTTTGAAAATGCAATAGAAGATTATTATGCAAATCCAGATGAGGAAGATACAACGGAATTAGGAAAAGTGCCGCAGGCAACCAAGAAGGGCACAATAGATCCTCATCACAAACCTTATGGTCTGATTTATAGGATATAAAATGGAATTATTATATTTTATTTTAACTTCTTACGGCTTAACACAAATTTTAGTTTACGGTTCAATTTTTAATAAAATAAGGCCAACTGAAGGATTTTTTGGAAAGCTATTTCACTGTACAATGTGTTTAGGCTTTTGGGTTGGTGTTTTGCTTTACGGGATTTCTTTCTACACAGAACTATTTACTTTTGAGTTAAATTGGGCGAACCCAATTATTTTGGGCAGCTTGAGTTCAGGCACTTCATACGCCCTAAGTATGTTATTTGGAGATGAGGGAATAAATGTCAAACAGAATTAATATTTTTGTTGAAAATCGTTGGATGCTGCAACCACCACGGCTTTGTAAAGGTGGGTGTTGTATCACGCGGGTCACGCCCGCATGAGGAATAAGTTATGTCTAAACAATTTCTTTTAAGAGAATATTATGCGCTTTGTGAAGGTGGCATATGCCAGGATTTTTTAACAGAGGCTGAAAAATCTGAAGTGCGTTCTGGTGAAGCGCTATATTTAACCGGAATTATGCAGCGAGCTAGCGCCAAAAATGGAAATGGAAGGGTGTATCCTTTGGCTGTTTTGAAGCGTGAAATGAAAAATTATATGAAACTTGTTAGTGAACGAAGAGCACTCGGCGAATTAGATCACCCAGAAAGTTCAGTTGTTAATTTACAAAATTGCTCACACATGGTGACAGATATGTGGTTTGAGGGAAATGATTTAATGGGTAAAATTAAAGCCTTGAGTACCCCTACGGGCGAATTATTAAAGTCTCTCATTAAAAGTGGAGTTCAAGTTGGTATTTCTTCAAGGGGGCTTGGCTCAGTAAAAGAAGAGGGTGGCGAAACAATCGTTGAAGATGATTTTCAGCTTATTTGTTTTGATATTGTTGCCGATCCATCAACTAAGGGTGCTTTTATGAAGCCGTCTCTTCGTGAAAATAATAATTCTTATAAAGAAATTTTTACAAGAGCGGATAGACTTAATCGAGCTTTAAATAGCGTTTTAGAGGATTAAAATGAAACAGAACGAGTTAAAACAGATATTAAAGCCTTTAATCAAAAAATGTGTTAAAGAGGTTATTTTTGAAGAGGGAATACTATCTGGTATTATTTCTGAAGTTATAAAAGGTACGAACGGCGTTGTATTAAAAGAGCACAATGTTTATAAAAATTCAACCCCCCCAGAAAAAGAAGATAATTTTTTACAAGAACAAAAACAGATTAAACAAAAATTAAAAGAAACAAAAAAAAGAATGTTAGATGGTTTTGGAAAAGACGCGTATGGTGGCGTTGATATTTTTGAAGGCACAACTCCGTTTTCTTCAACACAAGCACCCGGCGCCGAACAAGGCTATAGCTCCCCGTTGGCCAGTGTCGCCCCAGGCGATCCTGGCGTAGATATTTCATCTATTCCCGGTGCAAATGTTTGGAGTAAACTAATTAAATAGTAAAAGGTGTTTTTTATGAGTAACCGCGCTGTAAATGCTGAAGTTTTTTTAAGAACTGGAGAAACTGCAGAAAAATTAATTCGGAGATTTAGTAAAAAAGTGCGCAAGGAAAGAATAATTGAAGAATACAGAGATAGAATGTATTATGAAAAACCTTCGGATAAAAAAAGAAAAAAGAAAAAACTAAGGAAATTAAAGAATGAGAGGTAAAAAATTATGGCAGGTTTAAAACAAGGCGAAACCGCATTTGATGGTAGATTGAGATCGGGCCTGGGCGCTGTCGGCCAATATCAATTGAGCGGCGTTCCTTTTGCATCATCTTCAATTATAGTTGAAAAGAACGGCTCCAATAAAACATTTAAAGTTCAATTTCCTTATGTTACTAGGTTTGTAACAGTGCAAAATACCACCGGCTCCGGCGGTCTGCGGGTTGGGTTTAGCGATTTTGGAACTCAAGGAACCACAAACCGCGGCGCTGATCCGGGCTTTGATGCCGCTGGTAATGAAATAGGCGTGCATACTGGAAAATACTTTTTCGTACTTGCTGACGGCGAATCATATACTGGCGAATGGAGACTTCAAGAGCTTTATCTCCAAGGCGACGGCACTACACAATGTAGTGCTAGCGTAATTGCAGGGCTAACGATGATTAGGCAACTTATTCCATCGCTTAGTGGTTCAGTCGTGGGCATAGACGCGCAAGCCAACGATGTTTTGCCCATCGCTCCACCCGGCGGCAACAGAGGATCCCCCGGCGGTCAAAACTGGTCAGGCTCAGTTGGTGTTGGTTGATGATTGCCGCAAGTCATTTAAAGTTTTTGCTTACTATTTATTTTAGTTAACTATATTAGGAGAACATTTGATGACATCGATGTTAGAACAGGCAATTGTAGACGCTACCGCCCTAAGAGATGCTGCAATTAAAAGCGCTGAACAAGTGGTAGTTGAACAATATTCAGAGCAAATCAAAGAAACAGTACAACAACTTTTAGAACAAGAAGAAGATCCAATGGCAGCCGGCGGCGGCATGGACCTCGGCGGCGGAATGGACATGGGCGGCGGCATGGACCTCGGTGGTGGCATGGACATGGGCCTAGGCGGCGAAGAAGGTGCAGCCCCTGGCGCCACTGGTAAAGTTGCCGATGACGCTGATACAAAATTTGCCGACAAACCCGGCGGCGTTGCTACGCAAACAATGGAAGCGTTTTATGATGCGTTGGCAGAAGATGTCGATGAAGACACCGTTTTGGAAATTGAATTAGACAATTTGGATTATAACGCGGTCCGCGGCCAGGGAAAGGACAAGATTACTCCAATGCGTGAAGCTAAAGAGCTAGAAGAGGCATCGACGCCAGAATGCGAACGCGATATTGATTGCGACGATCGCGACAAGGACGTCTGCAGGGCCGGCAAGTGCGTAGATCTGTCAGCAGTAAGTGAAGATGTTTCCCTCGACGAAGAGCTTTTAGAAGAATTGGCTGAAACGCTTACAATGGATTACAAAGATCAGCCTAGTGGTGGTTTTGCCAACGGCCAGATGAAACCAACAAATGCTTTTCATGATACACAAATGGTAAGAGACATCGCCTTTGCCATTGAAGAATATGGTGAAGAGCAAAAAGAAAAGAACGACAAGTTGCAAAAGGAAAACAAGCAACTTAAAGAAAAAATTAATTTTGTTGCAACTGACAACAAAAAATTAATAGAATCAGTTAAACTGATTAAAGAAAAGTTTATAGACGTTCAGCTTATGAACGCCAAACTTTTTTATACAAACCAAACATTGATGGATGCCTCCTTGAATGAGCGACAAAAGCTTAAAATTGTCGAATCTATTAATAAGGTTGAAACAATAGAACAGGCGAAAGTCGTTTATGACGCGCTTCAGGGCTCATCGGCTTCTTCTGGAAAGAAGACAGCAGAATCGTTGAGCGAAGTAGTAAATAGTCGACATTCATCTTCTATTCTTTTGCGTTCACAAAAAGGTGAAAAGCAAAACAACAATAATGATAGATTTGTTGATCGCATGAAGCGATTGGCAGGTATCGATAAACCATAGGAGGATTACATTATGTCAAACATTGTTGAAAGATTAACAGAAAATATTGTTTCTCGTGATCTTGCAAAAGAAGGCGCTGCTCTGCTTACTAAGTGGGAGAAGACCGGTCTTTTAGAAGGGATTGAGAATGATAGAAAGAAAAATAGTATGGCGGTTCTGCTAGAAAACCAAGCCAAGGAACTTCTCCGCGAAGTTTCAAGTATGGCCTCGGGTGGCGATGTTGAGGGCTTTGCGGCCGTCGCGTTTCCGATCGTCCGTCGTGTATTCGGCGGATTACTGGCTAACGATCTTGTTAGCGTCCAGCCGATGAGTTTGCCCTCGGGCCTCATCTTCTTCTTGGACTTCCAGAAGACCACTGGTCGTTTGGGCACCGTCGCGCAGGATTCTGTGTATGGCGGCGGCGTAGTTGGCCAGCAAGTCACTGGCGGCGTCGACCTGAAGGATGAGAATGGCGAAGTTGCATTTTACAGCCTAGATCAGGGTTATGCTGCAACTACCGGTTCAACCACTGGTATTGGCCTTAACTTGATCGCTACCGGTACCGTTGGTGGTACTTGGGGCCTCGTTCCCAACTCTGACGGCGCTGGCCAAAACGGCGGCATTACCGATTTCACCGCTGGTGATAACTTGGTTAATTACGATCCGGATCTCGACGGTACAAAGGTTGCTGTGGGCTATTGGGCTGACGGCATTGGTACTCTAGAGGGCTTGCAGTGGAAGAAGGATAATTACATTAGTATTACCGGTTCATTCATTAAGCAAGGTGACGCCGTTGCGCTATCTCGTATGGCTCGTCGTTTGACTAACTCCAGTACGAAGTATGCTAAGCCTTCTGCGAACCACACTGGCTCGCACGTTTGGATCGTTCAGTATGCAACTGGTTCTGAGAGCTTTACCCAGCTATCTGCGTCGTTCATCGACTTTGATAGTGTTGAGTTCGCCACTGAAGACAACTTTGATAACGTCGGCAGCCGCGCTTTAGGCGGTGTTGTTGGCGCTGATCTTTGGGGCTTGGAGCAAGCAACAAATGCTGTTGGTGCTACTGCTGGTATTATTCCGGAAATCGACATCAAGGTTGATTCCGTAAGCGTTACCGCAGTTACCAAGAAACTCAAAGCTAAGTGGACTCCGGAATTGGGTCAAGACCTTAATGCTTATCACAATCTTGATGCTGAAGTTGAGTTAACCTCGATTCTTTCAGAGCAAATTGCTCTTGAAATCGATCGTGAAATTCTTAACGATCTCGTCAAGGGTGCTACTAGTAAGCTTTACTGGTCGCGATCACCGGGCCTGTTCGTTAACCGCGAATCAGGTACCGAAGTTGGTGCAACCTCGGCTGCTCCCGACTTCACTGGTACGGTTAGTGAGTGGTATGAGACGTTGTTAGAGACCATCAATGATGTCTCTGCTCGTATCCACCGTAAGACGCTGCGAGGCGGTGCGAACTTTGTCGTTACTTCACCTGAAGTTGCTAGCATCATGGAAATGACTGCTGGCTTCAGAGCTTCAGTCGCTGTTGACGGCGAATCAGGCACTGCTGGGGCTGTTAAGGCCGGTAGCGTCAATAAGAAGTGGGACGTTTACGTTGATCCTTATTTCCCAAGAAACTTGTGTTTAGTGGGACGTAAGGGCAATAGCTTCTTAGAGAGCGGCTATGTATATGCGCCATATGTGCCATTGCAGGTTACGCCTACTATCTTTGGACCGGAAGACTTCGTGCCCCGTAAGGGTGTCATGACGCGCTACGCGAAGAAGATGGTTCGTCCTGATATGTACGGCTTAGTTGTTGTACGTGGTCTGGTTGGCGAGTCTGGTGCGACTAGCTAAATCAGCTAAATAAATTAAATGAATTAATTCAGCCCCCGCTCTTCGGAGCGGGGGTTTTCTTTTGTGGTGGACTATTTATAAGTGAATGAGACATCTCATTCACAACTTAGTTATCGGGTAGACTTTGAGCTACCCCCCAGTATTGCTGAAATAGATCAATGCGGGGACATGATTATAAATGGAGGGTTTTTAACTATGGGTACAAAAAGAGTGGGCCTCGCGAGAATAGAGGCATTAATAGAAAATTTGAAAAGACCGGTAATCGATATGAATCAGAGAAGAATTCTGCGTGCTAGTGACTTTACCGCCGATGCATATACTTTAACAGTGGCTGACTCTGGCAAAATTATTTTGCTTGATGAAGATGCGGCAACCACGATAACGATGCCAGCAGTTAAGACTGCCGATATCGGTATTACTTACACGATCATCGAAACAGTGGCCAGCGACAACGATCGCACAATCAACACTGCATTTAACAATGATTATTGGGTTGGTGGCGTGGCTAATTTGCCAACAGGTGTGGAAGCCGGCTCAAAACCATTTGTGCCCGCTGCCGCTACTAATACTCAAATCACATTTGATGACAACTTACAGAACGGGGCTGGAGCGCTCGGTTCTTATGTACGGCTGACAGCGATTTTAGCTGGTAACACCGAAGCCGGCGGCGGCGCTAAGCTTGTTTGGCTCGTTGAGGGCGTTATGGGCACTGCGGATCCAAATGGTACTGGTGCAGCCATCTTTACCTAATAAGTAATAGTTAATCTTTAACTATCTTATTAAACCCCCCAACCTCGCGGTTGGGGGGTTTTCTTTTGTGTTTAATAGTTGATCAACATATGTTAAAATAATATTTCACAAGGAGTTCGTTATGGGAAAGAAGCGAAGAGTTAAAAAATATCTTCAAAAATTTGGTAATAAATTTAAAGCTAAATTTAGCGTTTTTCTTCAAGAAGCTAAGATAGAAGAATCACGGCCCGAAATTATAGAAGAAAAAGAAGAAGTTGCTGCAATAATTAATGAGACTCCAACTTTAGAAAGGGTAAAACCCGAAGAAGTTGTTGAGCCAAAGGCAAAGCCAAAGCCAAAGGCAAAGCCAAAGGCAAAACCGGCTGTTAAAAAAAGACAAAGAGTTACAAAAAGAAAAACAACAAAACGCAAAACCACTTAAGCAATCTTTTTTGTTGCCGCTCAACTAATTACCAATAGGAGAATTAGTGAATGGCGAAACCAACTCTAACACCGGCTAGTACTATAAATGCAATTGTTTTACCGGTAACGGGAAATATTGACAATATTTCCAGCACTCTTCCTTATGGCATGTACTCAACAGAAGAGACTTTTTTGCAAGCTGCAAAAGATCAAGTTGCATATGTTTATAAGAAACTTGGCGGCGATGTTTTAAATGTAGAATTAACAGAAGGGAACGTATATGCTGCTTATGAAGAAGCAGTATTGGAATATTCTTATATTGTTAATATTCATCAAGCTAAAAATTCGTTAGGCGACTTACTTGGCACTACAACTGCTTCGTTTGATCAGGATGGAGAAATAAAGGTCGGTGATGATTTGGCAGGAAAGAATATAGAATCTAAATATCCTAGATTTACATTCCATTATGCACAACGCGTCGGCGACGGTGTTGCCGATCGCTCATCTTTCACCGCTGGCGGCGCCGCAAACGTTTATTCGGCGTCTTTTAGTTCCACCTCTAGTGTACAAGATTATGATCTACAAGATATAGTATATTCAGCTTCAATTGATTCTAATAATTCATATTTTCCGTTTTATGGAAAAGTTGGACAAAATAAAATTACTATTAAACAAATGTATTATAAAACTAATAGAGCGCAATGGAGATTTTTTGCTTATTATGGTGGCTTAAATGTTATAGGCAATTTACACTCCTACGGTCAATATTCAGATGACTCAACTTTTGAAATTATTCCTGCGTGGCAAAATAAATTACAAGCCATCCAATATGAAGATAGTATTAATACGAGAGTTTCACATTTTTCATATGAAATACTCAACAATAAACTTCGTATATACCCCAGGCCAACTGATTTTGGGCCTAGTAAATTTTGGTTTAAGTTTATAGTTGAAAATGAAAACGAACCTTGGGAAGAGGCAGATGGCACTAGAAAAAGGGGCATTGACGGCGTTAATAATATCAATACGCTGCCTTATGCTAATATAAAATATATAACAATCAATTCCATAGGCAAACAGTGGATACGTCGGTTCGCCTTGGCACTTTGTAAAGAAATGTTGGGACAAATACGAGGGAAGCTCGGTGGAGTTATTCCAATTCCCGGCGACACTATAACACTTAATTCCAGCGATTTATTAGGCCAGGGGAAAGACGAGCAAGATAAGCTGAGAGAAGAGCTTAAAACAATTTTGGATGAGTTGACATATGCTAAGCTGGCAGAAAAAGATGCGGCAATCTTAGAAAGCACTACGAAAACTCAAGGCATGGTGCCGCTTCCAATATTTGTGGGGTAAATGAATGGCAGACAATGAATGGAAACAACCAGATGCGCCACCACCGCCTTTATTTATTGGTGATAAAGAAAAAAGACTAGTTAAGCAAATCAACGATGAGGTTGTTGAGCGCATTGTTGGACAAACTGTTTTGTATTATCCAATAAGCGTTGAGCATTCGAACTTTCATGAAACTTATGGCGAGGCAATAGAAAAATCATTTTTGCCCCCCATTAGAGTTTATGCCTTGGTTGAGTGGGAAGGGATTATAACTGAAACTGGAAAATTTGGCGTAGATAGAAAGTCGACTATAACTGTGCATTTCCACAAAAGAAGATTAACAGAGGATCAAGATTTATTTGTCAGGGAGGGTGACTTTGTTTTGTTTGGAAGTATTTTTTATGAGATAACTCAACTGGATGAACCAAAATTACTCTATGGTGAGCCGACGTCGAGATTTGAAATTGTTGCGAAATGCACAAGAGCAAGAGAGGGCAAGTTTAATGCCAAGTGAAAAAGTTTTAAATTTAAAGCCTTCAAACTTTGAAACAATTGATAAAGCTGTTTTAAAGTGGGTGGATGAAATATTGGGTTTGCACGCAACTACAAATGATGGTTGGAAAAAAGTGCCGGTTGTTTGGATTACTGCAGAGCGCGCATTTCAAATAAAACACAAAAAAGAAATGAGAAGTGTTGATTCTGAATCTTTGATCTTTCCTTTAATGACAATTGAAAGAAGTGGAGTAACTAAAACTCCGGTGAGCAAAAGACCGATACCCGGAAATATATTTCCAAAAGATGATTATAGAAAAGGCTCTTTCTTCTTAACAAGAAAAATAAATCAAAATAAAACTAGAAATTTTGCAAATAAAGATAGAAGAAGAGTGTATGGACAAGTTAATTTTCCAAATAGAGATGGATTTGGAAAGAAAATTAAAAATGAAAAAATTGTTTACACGACGATGACAATTCCAATGCCAGTTTATTATGATGTAGAATATACTATTAATTTGAGGGCAGATTATCAGCAACAAATGAATGAAATGATGCAGCCTTTTATGGTTTATGCGGGCGGCATAAATCAGTTTAAGATAGAACAAGATAGACACAAATATGAGGCTTTTATAGAAGATGCATATTCGATGGAAAATAATATAGCTTCATTAGCAGAAGAAGAGAAGAAATACGAAACAGCTGTAAAAATAAAAGTGCTTGGATATATTTTGGGCGCAGACAAAAATCAAGAGACTCCGCACATTGTTATAAGAGAAAACCCGGTAGAAATAAGATTTCAGCGCGAGCGAGTTATGATGGGTGACATTGAAGACGAAATGGCATCAGAAAAATTAAGATCTTTGTAGAAGTTAGTTTTTTGAGTTTTGATTAACTAATTACTGTAGCATACATATTACGGCTTCAGGAGAGTTATAAGCATGAGCGAAAGAAAATTTAAATTTGTTTCACCGGGTGTATTTTTAAATGAAATAGACAATTCGGTATTGCCCGCAGATCCACAAGATATTGGTCCAATTGTTGTTGGTAGAACTCGAAGGGGCCCTGCAATGCGGCCCATCCGCGTTGAATCGTTTGCAGAGTTTGTTGATGTTTTTGGTGAACCGCACCCTGGCGGCGACGGCACCGATGTTTGGAGAAATGGCAATTATCTAACTCCACTATATGCATCATATGCTGCACAAGCATGGTTAAAAAATTCACCAACAATTAATGTTGTTAGGCTATTAGGCAAAGAACACACAAATAGAACTGCTGCTAGTGCAGGCGCCAGCGGCGGCCAAGCTGGCTGGGCAACAACAAAATTTCTAGATGCAGCTAAAGCAGAATCAAGCAACGGCGGCGCTTACGGCATGTGGGTGTTTCCATCTGAGTTGTCGCACTCGGTGGCGGCCACCCACAGTACCTTAACTGGCTCTGGCGTCTTAGCTGCTGTTTGGTATGTTGATCAGGGTTCGGTTGGCCTGACAGGCACAGACACTCATGGCACCTCACAAAACGAAGCAGTAAAAGCTGGATTTATCGCATCAGACGCTGATGGTGATTTTACTCTTGTGATTACAGGTAGTAAAAATGATGTTGGCGATGTCAATGCCAATTCAACAAAAGTTAAATTTAATTTTAACAGAGGTAACAGAAATTATATTCGCAACGTATTTAATACAAACCCAACTCTTGGATCAAGCGTTGCAGCAAAAACTTCGTCTTATTGGCTTGGGGAAACCTTTGAAACGGCAGTGACGGACACTGCCAATTCGCGAACAAGGTTTCTTCTTTCTTCTTCTGTCGGCGGTCGCGACGCGCAGAACTTTGCCAATCAGTCAAATAAATACTGGGGCATTATTCTTGGATTGGGCAGTCGTGTTGCAACCGACAAAGAACATTGTCGCAGACACACTGGGAAATCTGAAGGAGCCACAGGTTGGTTTTTTGCACAGCATTTTGGAGCAACGGCAAGTTTTGATGCAACAAATATGCAGGAATTATTTAGATTTCACGGTTTGGATCAGGGCGAGTGGGTGCAAAATAATTTAAAGATCTCGGTTACAAATCTTAATTATTCATCTGATAATTTCAATAAATATGGCACTTTCGACGTTGAGCTTAGAAGAATTGGCGATACTGACAGGGCGCCGCAAATTGTTGAAAAATTCAGCAACTGCAATTTAAATCCAAATTCGACAAATTATGTTGCAGCCAAAGTTGGTGATATGTACGTCACCTTTGATGCAACTCAGCGTAGCCTATTCGAAAAGGGTGCGCACCCAAATCGTTCAAAATATGTTCGAATTGAGATGAATAAAGATGTCGACGCCGGCTCAACTAATGAAGAATATTTGCCGTGGGGTGTAAATGGGCCTCCGCAATATAAAGATTTTTGGTGGTCTTCCGGTTCTGTCGGTTATACCGCATATGCAACTGATTCACTAAGTGCTTCTTTCTTTTCAACCGGCGCTGCAGGCGACGGCGGACCGGTCCACGCAGCCCCCGCAGACGGCGGCGGCAAGTCTACACAAAGTTATGTTGGTGTATATACGCACTTTGTGGACGATCTTGGTGCAGAGACATTTGCACAGGGTTATGATGTAAGCGCCGGCGGCGGTGGCATCACCGGCTCGACCGCG